TCAAGAAACTTACATCTCATCTCTATCTTCTGCACCCAAATGTTTATGGCACAAGTATTCTTATTAAACATCAATCTTCTCCCATTACATGCACTAACAAGTGCAAACCCTCTTTCATTTCCTCTACAGCAAACAAAGTCTTTACAGGGTTAAGAGCGTGATACTGGTGGTCTAACATCTCTAAATGAGTCATATAACCTAACTGTTCTACTGACACATAATAACCTACGTGCAATTGCTTACCACTATGATTATCGTATAGGTGCAAGCAGAAAGGGTAGTATTGTTCTTTGTTGTAGAACACTTGTGCTGTATAATCTAATAACTTAAATGTTTTCATATCTCACTCCTTAACAACTTTTAAAATGTCCACACAAGCGCAGAGACATAGGTCAACAATTAAGAACAACAGAAATGTTGCAATAACACCTTGCATACCGAATTTAAACCCAAAAACAATTAAAGTAATAGTTTGAATAGTAAGTATTATCAAAGCTAAAACAAAAGCTTGTATGTTTGTCATCAATCTTCTCCACAATCTTCAATCATATTAATAAAACGTCTTAGACAATCTGAGTAAGGTTTACTATCACAAACCATCTTACCATTAACAACCAAGTCCCATTCATCTCTTAATTCTTTGTAAGCGTGTAAGTCATAACGAATACCTTTAACAACAATATCAAATTCCATATCAATCTCCAAATACAGACTTTAAGTGTTTGTATAATTGTTTACCTTGTTCTAATTCTAACAAGATTTCATCTTCACCTTGTTTGATTAGAGTATCTCCTGTACCACGATAACAGCTTAGCAGCACTTCGTTATATTGAATTACTCCGTGAGTTAATTGTTCACTAACTTCTTCAATTTTTACTTCTAAATTAAATTTCACATTACTCTCCTTAACGTAAACTCTTAACTACTTTAACAACATTATCGTGCAGTAAACTAACATACGTTTCTATGCTGTTTACAAGCGATTCTAGCGTTGTTTGTTCAGAGATACTAAGTTGTATCTGCTTGTTGATTAAAGCCTTTAGCAAGCTATCTACACTACCGTAATAGCCTATTACAGAGTAGTATTCGTCACCATAACTCTTAGAACCTTCTTTCTGATTAACCTTACGTTGATGCAGTAAGATATTCATAGAATCTGCTGATAAAGCATAATCTTCGTTTAATTGAATCATTTGTCGTACTTGTTTCATTGCTTATCTCCTAGTTACATAGTCATCTTGTTTATCTTAAAAATTATCAACCAGTTTATCACATTCTTTTCTTAGCGTAACATAAGCATCAATGTAGGTCATGTCTTTTTCTATGAGTTTTTGAATATCTCTTGGTGAGTAACCGTTTAATATTAACTCTTGTGATTCTGGGGTTGTGTAGATTGGATGTTCTATATCAATCAACAAGCAATCACACCCATGACAAATAACTTCATCTTTATATATTGATGAGAAAGGTTTTGAACACCATTTACACATACTCACATATTTGTCAAACATCTTGTTTCTCCTAGTTACAAATTCATTTCGATATAAAGAGGATACTTCACATGACACTCTCTTGTCAATACAATAATACAAGATTTAGATAAATAAAAAGAGAGCAACCTAAGTCACTCTCTTTTAAGATACTCTCTTTCGTTTGTTATTCACTATATTTAGTAGCAAGCCCTTCTTTTAGCTCGGTTAGCCCACCAATGTATTCTTCCATCTCAACACCATCATATTTAACCTTGACTGTGATTATTGGGAAAGAACGAGCTTTGGGAAATACACGCATTAATTGTTCTCTTGTGTAATCAATATCAAGTGTTTTTACAGCGTACTCAACACCCTTCATTTGGCACAACAACTTAGCTGAATCACATTGTTGACAATTGTCTTTAGAATAAATAACTAACATATTACACCTCAAAATCTAAATCTAAATCGTCCGATAAATCATCTACAACACTACCTTGACGATAACTGGTGTGTTGAATCTCTTGTGAAGCAAACTGCAACAGTGAACGGTCAATGTATTTATCCATAAACTTACATGGATGCTCTGTAACTACTTCTAACTCGTTCTTAATACCAATCAAATTACAAACAAAGTTATGGAAGTATAGATTTAATTGGTTTAAGTTTTCTTCCGTTAAGTTAGATAAGCTACGTCCTTCTGATAAAAGGTAGCTGTTCCAACTCTGCTCCCCTTTAGTGATTGAATGAATAATCTCAGAACATTCATCTAAGACTTCTTCATAAATATCAGACCAACCATCTACATAACGAGTAGCTTTGATTAACTCATAACTCATTCGTCCATGATACAACTCATCTCGTGCAATTGTAGATACTGTTTCAGATATACCTTGAAAGTAGCCTAACTCAGCGATAGCAAATGTTACACCAAAAGATGACATGAAGCTAATGCACTCCATAGCCATAATTGTGACTAATGTTTTTGCCATGATCTTTTTCTTTTCTCGCAGAGGTAAATCATGATTAAGATTATATAAAGCATTAAAGACTTCAATAATCTTCTTACTACGAGATAGAACACGAATGTTCTTATAAGTATCAACTAAAGCTTGGTCAGGGTTCATACGAGTCTGTTTTACGATGTGAGCGTAAGCTTCACCATGAATAAACTCAATACAAGACCATTCACCAATCATCCCTTCCGCTTCACTATTAGTTACATGTGGGAGTAGCATAGCACCAATAGAGCGTCCTGCTACACTATCTGTTGTATGTTGCCAAGAGATAGCTAGATTCATAATGTCTACAATTTCTTTAGGGGCTGTATCCATATCTTGTTTATCTTGTGATAAACTAATCTCTGTAGGATACCAACGCCCTCCACGTTGTTTCTCCTTTAGCATTTCAATTTCTTTATTAACTACATTTACTGTGTCAACCAAACCTAGACTATCGCCAAAAAACATCGGGTAAGTCTTTGTAATGTGCCCTGTGTTTGATTCATTAAATACTGTACGTGTCATTTCCTTTCCTAATTAAAAGCACCCCTTTCGAGGTGCTATATTTCTTTATAATTTACAACTTTCACAATCAGCTTCTTGAACCTCTACTGATTGAATTAAGTCAAAGATACTAACTTCATCATCATCGTAGGTATTTACATAATACATACTCTTGTTACCAAGTTTAAAGTGAGCAACCAATTCTTTAAGTAATAAAGATAATGGTTTCTTACCGTTCTCAAACTTACGAGGGTCGAAGTAGTTATCTGCACTAATGCCTTGATCAGACCAATCTTGTACAGCACTATAGTAACGACTTAATGTTACGTTGTCTACATCCCAAGCAAGAAGATTCTTACCTTGCTCAAAACCTTTACAGATGAATTGAACAACACCTTTACGTGACTTCTTGTTAATTACAACCTTACGTGGAGGGTAAAGACCGTTAGTAACTCCTGATGCTACAGCACTACTTTCAGTAGGCATGTGAGCAATTAGAACAGAGTTTACACGAGGTTTACCACGGATACTCTCCCAATCCATCTTAGGTGTAAATTTACCTAGTTTGGTATCAACAGGTAGCCAATTCAGATTGACACCTTTAACCTCAATACCTGTTTCTTCTGAAAGCTTTTGACTTGCTTTATACAAGTAGAAACAATGCTTTTCAGCTAAGTCAGATACAAACTCTAAACTAGATTCACTACCATCATAGTCGTAACCTTGTTTGTAAAGGTACTCAGCTAAACCAGTAATGCCTACACCTAATGACATACGCTCTAGCATTGTACGCTCATGGTTCTTAGTCATCTTAGGACATTTAACAATAAGCTTGTTAATAGTTTTAACTAAGGTGTAAGCAGCTCGTTTGTACTCTGCATCATCTTTAATATTCACAGGAACTAAAGCCCCAAGTGAACAGAAAGCCGTTTCTCCGCTTCCGTTATCTAAGTATAAATCTTCCATACTCTTGTAAGGTGTTGTTTCTAAACAGATTTCTTGGCATAAATTTGAAAGTCGAATAACCCCATCGAAAGGCGTATGTGTATTAGCACGACTTACGTTAAAGAAGTACATGCGTCCTGTTTCTTGTCGAATCATAAGAACGTGTTTAATCAAGTCTAATGCTTGTACTTTCGTATGCTTAACACCGCTCTTGATATGAGCGTCAACTAAGAAGTTATAATCACTAACAGAATGAGTATAGAAAGCAGCGTGAATAGCTTTAGCATCATTATAATCAAACAAGTACCAATCTTTACGATTAATAACAGCGTCTAAGAAAGCATCATTGAAAATGAAGCTATAATCTAAGCGGTCTAATCGTTGCTCAATATCAACACGCTGTGACTTCCATAAAGCAATGTTATACACTTCAGGGTCAATACAAGTAAAACCTACTGTAGCACTACCTCCACGAGTCTCTTGAGTGAATTGTTTAACCCCTGAATCCGTATGTTTGTAAATAGGATGCTTACCTAAGTGCTTAATACGTCCATTCTTAACATCACTACCTTTTGAACGTGTTGTAAACTCTACACCAATCCCTGCTTTCTTAGCCGTCATACGAACAGCTAGGTGTTGTGCAACTTCAATACTTTCAACACTATCTCCTGCACTAATAACACAACAAGAGACACCATTAAAATCTCCGTTACGGATACCGTTCAGTACAGGTGTTGGTAGGTTAGTACGAGAGTAAACAATATCACGAGCTAAATCATAAGCATCTTGCGTATCTCCATGTAACCCCAAACCAATACCAATAGCAGCGATAGCAGGTGTTTCAACAGTCACCCCATTAATTTTCAATAAGTATTTGTCTACCCACTGACTTACTTGCCATGATTCAAGATGAATATGTTTTAACTCTTCAAATAAATCTTCTTGTTGTAATGAGTAAGCAGGGATAGTATCTTTACACCAAACACCTTTGTTAATTAAAGCATCACGAATCTCTTTAAAAGAAGCTTTATTTACTTTAATACCTAGTTGTCGTTCAATGTTCTTTCGTAATTGTGCTGTTTCTAAACGAGAAGCTACTCGACTATAAACTAAATCTTGTTTACTGTAACATACATCAATCATAGCTTGGTGAATGTCTTTACTGTGACATAACTCAGGAAGTTTAGTGAAAGTCTCAATAGCTAACTCACTCCAATCTCCTCCAACCTTAGATGCGTACTTTGCCCACTTTGACAACTTATCTAAGTCAAACTTCTCAATACTTCCGTCTGCTTTAATAACTTCTTTAATCACTCATCTTTCCTCTAATCCTAAACCAACTCAATTCCATTACAAACGTCAAAGCTACGCTGGTTTGTAATACTATCCATCTCTCGCATCATACTCACATCATCTGTTAAACACCGTACTTGATGTGAAGCAAACCTTGTCTTTAACCACATGCTATCTTGTCGCTCAAAAACTGTAATACGAGGACTATCGTCTTCCTCCTTGAATCTATTGATTGTAACCAATCCCTCATCAATCTCAACCTTATTGGGTAATGTGCAACCTAGATTCCAAAACAGCTTCTTTAAAGCTTCTTTAACTTTAGGATTATCTGATTTGAAATGCTCGATGGTGATTGACGGTACAATCTTCTTTAATTCGTTGAGTGTAAAAATGCAATTCACTTTCATCCATATTCTCCTAGTAGTTTCAATACTTTCTCTTTCAATTCTGTACTTCCTTGTTCACCGTATTCTTCGTAAGCTGATAAAAGAGCATAATGGATTACTTTAGCTAAATCTTCAATACCGTTCTTACTCTTATAGCGAGAGATATACTTTACAACATTACCTTCACAAAAAGAAAGATTATTCTGCATTGTATATTCTAACGGTTGAATACCACGATTCTTATAATGACCTCCTCCTTCTTGAGCGATTAAAGGGTTGTATGGTTTTGATTCGATTGTTTCTTTAATCGACTCATTTTGTGAGGTGCTTGTTTCTTCGTTTACAAGTTTTAAATTGTTTTCCGACCAACACCAAAGCTCATCATTTGTTTCAACTGCATACGGCATATCACCTACTCCAACCTCTGTAACCACCCCCGTTTCTCCAACACATACATGGCAATCTCCTCGATAACCTATACCATCTGTCCCTTGTAAACTTACAATCTTAACTTCATCACCAACTCTAAACTTATTTGTTTTTAAAGCATTCATTCAACCTCTCCTCGAAATATTTAATAGGAAGTTGTTACTCGTAATGTCAAAATAACAGCTTAGAAGAATATTATACAACTTCTAACTACGAATAACAACTCTTTGTGTCTATTGAT